CCATAGTGGAAAGTGAAGAAATGTCAATATTTAATAAAGAAGAAGCTGATGTATAAGTTGTTGGAATTGATTGATTAGTGAAAGGATCTTGAGTGTAAACTTGTGTTGGAGAATTATATATTCCAAATTTATGATTTGCTGATGCAACTCTAAAAGAACCTACTACTTGTGTATTATTTGTATTTTTTATATCTACAGTTTCCCCAACTTGGAATACTCCAGATTGCATTGAAATCTGTATTAATTTTGGGAAACAGAATGAGGTTACATTAATTCCACCAAAAAATGCATAAATTCTAGTATTTGGTTTAAAATCAGATCCTCTAAATTCAACATTTCTGGACCTCATATAAGTTTGTAGTTGACTTGATACCATAAAGTCGCCAAGGGATTCTGTAGAAGTTGTTTCAGTAACAACTAACTGAGATCCAGTTCTCATAGATATTGCATCTATCTGCTCTACATAAAACCCTGTAGTTGGTATTAAACCAAATTGATTAGCTAATCCTGAATTTATCCAATTAGGATCTGTATTGGATATTCCCCCTGCTGTTTGTTCTGATCTCCAATTCAAAAATTCTTCCCGAACTGCAACAGTTTGCTCATTTCCACCTTGCTCTAAAGGTCTAGCATCTAAAAATCTTGATTCACCAAAACCAGTAAATACCCAATCATTCCAAATTTCTGGACCCAAACCAGTTTGAGGATCTACACCCAATTCAGAAAGGGATGGTGTGTAGTTATCTACAGTGATTGTAGTTGATTCTATTCTTACCGTATCCACCCATATATCTGATGGTGGACTTAATTCTAATGAACCTTCCCAGAAAGTAAGAATAAATGGGTGAACACTTTCAACTCTAGTTGCATAAGGTTGTTTTAAGAATTCAACGCTTGTATAATCTAAAGTAATAATATCCCCACTCTTTTTAATATTTTCTCCCAAAATTTGTTCGGATGTTATATTCTTAATATCTAAAGAACTATCATCTGTCAAATTTGTAGCGACCGATAAATCAATTGATGTTGTATAATGTGATGGTCTTAATAATTTTAGAGATGGATCTATTGCATTTTTTATTCCTGTGTTAGGATCTTGAGTGGTTCTAGAACTAAAATTATCGACAAAAAATCCAGACTTAAATCTATTTAATCCATTAGCATCTGGAATAAACATACTAGATGTTTCAGTTTCAAGGAGAGATAGTGTAGTATAATACTCAAGATTTTTAATTCTGGTTTCCAATTTTGAGATATCAGACATTTGATATCTCTTGTAATCATATGAAGTTATGGATACTTTATTTGTATTATACAAATAAGGTGGTAAGAATATTTGTGCTATTTCAACAGAATCATCTATCTTAATCGGTGGTGCCGGATTTTCACTAGGAACTCCTTTTTCAACAACAAATTGCCCATTCTTGTTTATAAAAATTCTATCTATTCTTGGAAGATAAAATTTATATTTTAATGTTATAGATTCATCTTGAGCTAAGACATTTGTTGTACTATTTCCTTGTGAATCGAAAGTTCTTCCGTAAAATTCAAACGGAGATCTTTTTCCAGCACCAACTACATATTCGGAAACTCTTGGTCTAATATCAATAATATCGGTGGTTTTATTTCCATTATGGAATGAAGCTTCTTTATTATAATCAAAATTTTGATATGAATTTGCAGTAGTTATATCTCCAACGTCTTGAGAATCATAGTATGTGGAATCATAGTAAATTCTAATTTTTCTTTGTGGTGGGAGAGTATCAGAATTTCTTATTATTTTGGAGTAATCATAATAAGATTCTTTTTGCCCATTATCTAATGTATAATTTTTAGTAATATTTTTATTAATATCACTTGTTATTCCAACAACAGCAGTTACTCCAGATTCTTTAAATGTAACTACTTCACCAAGGAAAAATTCGTTTTCATTTTTATAAACAAATTCGATTTGATTGGAAGATGGTTTTCCAACACAAATAGCAATTGCATCACTATTATCTCCAACTAAATTTTCCCCCAATATGATATCTATAGTACTAGAATTTGGACTCAAAATTGATGATAATGTCATTTTTGGTGCTGAGGGTGTACTAATATCCCTGGACTCAAAAATACCGTGAACACTAATTACATCTGGCACATTTAAGCATATTTCATTATCTTGAACTCTCGTTCCGTATGGATAATTGTCATAAACTAATCCATCATTTTTAGTTGTTGTTCCAATTCCAGAAGTTCTTAAAAGTGATTTATCAATTACAAGGGATCTTGCTCTCGATTTTTTCTTTATTTTTGATTTTGGACTTATTTTTCTCAAAGTAGCAGTTAAATTCGCATCAGCGTCTGCTGCTACAGAGAGACCTCTTATTGATAAAGTTTTTCCATCTTCTGATATATTAAACTGGTCAAATGTCAGCGGTTCTATGGAACCATCAGAATAACAAAGAATGTATCTTTCCTCATCATAAGGTAAGAAAAATTCATTATCATCAGCAGGAATTGTTTCTGTAGCAGATGATGTGATAGATGTAGGATACTGTTTTCTTATAATTAATTCGGATTCGCTTAAGTCTACAGAAGCAATATTTTTTTTAGGTAATACGGTATATAAAGTATTTCCAGAAGAAATTACATACCCTTTAAGTATCGAAAAATTAGAAGTTATAATTTCAGAAGTTGGCAAACTTCCATTACATACACCACTAACAGATTGAACTGCTGCAAGAGTAACAAGTGTAGAGAAATCATTAGAAGAAACTGCCACAACTTCATTATATGTGGGAACTACTGGAGAACTTGGATTTGTGTACCTAACTATGTTACCAACTTTTATATTTTCCAGATATTCCAAAGAAATAGTTGCTATTGAATTAGTCCCGCTTACTGCTGAAATAGTACTAATTCCAATTGAATATGATTCCTGCTGAACAACATCTGCAAAAAATTCAACCGAAGATTGATTTGAATAGATTGATTTCACATCAGATAGTCCATAACTATTGATTGATATTGCAACTCTATTGTCCCTTACTCCGCTAAAAGTAAAAGATTCATTTTTAATGAATTGTCCGGAAACATTATATAAAGTTAAAGTAGTGCCATTATTTACTTGTGCTCTTAGATATCCAAATGCTCCACTAGAATTTCCTACAACATAAGTTGGAATTGATAAATTAATTGGCTGATTTAATGTAATAATTGTATATGTTTGTACATCATATAGAGAAATGTCCCATCTATTAGATTCTGGAAATACTGAACTATATGAACCTTCTTCTAACGCAAAATCTACAACTCTAGCAACACCAATATTAATCATTCCCGAAGATCCAATTCTTTTAGACCTTAAATTTACTGTATAACTATTTCCAATTCCAATCACTGGGCATCCACTAACTCTGTTTAATGCTAAAGATGGACCTGTAGAGTATGTTATAGATTGTAGATCAGTTTCTTTTGTTGTCCTTGGTTTTTCAATATCTATAAATGTTGGAGAATTTATTTCTACTTCATATCCTCTAACATATGCTTTTCCGGGACTTATTTCATATATTGCCAGATCTTCTCTTGGAGTATTTCCATCATATGTTGTTGTTCCTTCACTAAATACCCCATTATTCCCCAAATTATCATTTAATGAATCTTTGCAAGAAACTTTAAATCTTTTTACATAGTAGTCACCAGATTCTTCATAAGTTCTTTTTGCAAATTTATCATTAATAATATTATACAGAGGATCATTAGGAGTATTTCTAACAATTCCTCTTTGTATTCTAGAAATTTCGATAAAATTTTCTGATGAAGTATCGGATAATTCTTTTTTATCCAATATTGCAGTTATCTTTAATCTATCTGCTCCTGGTGCAGCATAGTTATTGAATCCCTTGGCGTTGTCTGTTAATGAACTATCAGAGTCTGAAGTTACTATATCCTCAACTATAGTAAATCCAATTCTATAATCTGGAGTATTTGTATATTGATCTAGTATTATCAATTGCTTTTTCACATTTACAAAGTGTCCCCTTAGATAATAAACACCTTCCGTAATTTCAAAAGAAGACCCAAATGAAGTTGATTCAAATGGTATAGTTGAGGCAATAGACTCTCCAGTATTAAAAAATACTGCTGATGTAACTATAGATTCCTCTAGTACTAAAGTTTCTCCATCTAAGAAAAATGCAGTTTCGTTATCATTTAAACTGGTGGATAGATAACTAACGTATATCGTAGCATTTCCACGCTCAGATTCTTCAGATGTTATCGCATTAATAACTTCTGCAACAACATTTGAATTTTCTCCTCTTATTTTTTTACCAATTAATAATTTAATATATGAGGATACATCAATTCCAAGATAATTATTATTTAACTCTACTGCGTTATAATAAGCATTATAAGAAGTATCTCCAGATAGTACTTTTGCACCTTCCTTAAAAACATGATCTCCAAGTTTTTCAATTTGATTTTGCAAAATTGATTGAGAAGTAGTTAATTCTCTAGCTTGGACTGGATACCCAGGTTTAAACAACACCTTATAGTAATTACTATTCTCATCAAAATCATCAAAATAAGGAGATATATTTAAATTAATTTCTTGTGGCATGATTCTTTAGAACTGCAAAATAACTTTTACGTTTTCTCTTTGGTTTGGAGATCTAGTTATAGATGCTCTATGGTCAACATATATAACACTGCCAGAGTATTTCTTTACTTCTGGATTTGAGAATCCATTAATAAAAGATTGTCCTAACTGGTAAGTATTGTTATTTATTGAAACTGCTGAAACTGGATTTTGCTCAGTACCAAAATTAGTGTCTATTTGCAAATCAATCGTTTCACTTCTAATCACCAAAGATCCATCATTTATATCTGGATCTGGCGTAAATTTATTGAGAGAAAATCCGTATTGTGGAGATAAATTTTTTGTTCCGTCAGTGTTAAATCCAACTAATCTCTTATCCTGCCAATACTTTAAAACTCCAGTATTGTAATCATAAGAAATTACCCTCCCAACAGCAGTAACTCCCAACCCTATTGTCTGAGTAATATAAGAATCTGGTGGGAATCTTGCTTCTGTAAAATCATCAGGGTTAGTTATTCCAGTTAATTTTAATGCATTTAATGCACTTATTTTCTCATCAACTAGTAGTGAATTTGAATTGTATTGCTCTGGATTTTCTACGATACCAATTCTAGATATTTCATTTCCAAGAATAAAATCTGGATTTTCTAAATCATTTTCAATTTTAGAATAAATCATTACATAATAAGCACCCAATTCCCTATTAATATCATAACCATGACCACCATTTGGTGGGATTATAACGTCAAAAGAAGGAAGTAATGCTGTTTGGTCAAGATTAATTCCCGGAGTATTAAGAAAATCTACTGTACCATAAGTATATCCAGAACCACCATTAGAAATTATTATCGACTGAACCTTTGAATCGTTATTTGTAGATATTGTTGCCTTTGCCCCTACACCATCACCCTTTATAGGAACATTTTTATAAATTCTATTTCTACCAAGATTGGAACCACGATCCAATATTACAGCAGTTTTTATTTGACCACTAGTTGACGCATTGTTTCTTATAACCTGTGTTTGAGGATCGGATCCCCAGTTTTTAGGTACAGGAATAAAATTTACACTATCAAACTTTATAATATCACTTGGCTTTACACTGAATAAGTATTTCAAGATATACCCATCACCACTGTCCCCAGCAGCTCTTGGTTCTAAATCTGTGAAAGTTGGTTCATCCAAAGATGGTTTCCCAGATGGATTTTCTGGATCTGTTCCATTATAAAGGCAAACATAAACACGATAATCACTATTTAAAACATAATAATTTGATGTATACAAACTAGTTGCACCAGAAGGTAGTGAGAGTCTATCTCTACTAATATCATGCCTATACATGTCATAAGTTATTCCACTATCCCAAGTCACCTTTCTAATGCATTGCTTAACATCATCTGCCTTTATTTTCTTTAAGGCAATCATAGTATCCCAATAATCATTCTCTTCAATAAAAGAATCTCTGGGGGATAATGGTGATGTATTCCATTCTGGATCATATTCATTGGAATTTGGTAGCCCAACAAAAACATAATATGAATTTGCTTCATCAGATAACTGATCCACAAATT